CATTCGTTAAGACCGAAACCCCGGCTGCATACCTTGCAACTGGCGAATTGGCTACACGTTACATTGCTGGCACATCCCAATGGGGTCTGCTAATTGGCGCGCAGGATTCAACCAAGCGACCAATTTTCAGCGCATCACAGCCACAGAACTCTGCTGGCGAAGTTGGCACACAGTCACTACGCGGAAACGTAATGGGCCTAGACCTTTACGTATCCAACAAGGCTGTTTCAACATCCATTGATGAATCAGCATTCATTGTTGTTCCATCATCTGTTGCCATTTACGAAAGCCCAGTATTGCAGCTTTCGACAAACGTAGTTACAACTGGCGAAATTGAAACAATGCTTTATGGCTACCTAGCCGTCAAGGTTGTTACAGCTGGTGGAGTACGTCGCTTTAACCTGACCTAGTCAGAGTTACTCAAGAGTGTGGGGGATGCGGCCCTGTGTCCCCCACACACCCTTACAAGTTAGGAAATTGCAATGGCACTGATCACACTTGCTGAACTCAAGAGTGTTTTAGGAATTGGCGATATTTACGCCGATGCTATTGTGCAAGCATGCGCCGACAGCGCTGAAAACATAATTCTGTCGTACTTAACTTTCGATGATGTTTCAATCAAAGAAGTACAACTAACTAGCAACGTGGCAAGATTCTATTGCTATGAAAATACTTTTGTAGTTGGTCAAGCCTTGACAGTTACAGGTTGCAATTCACCTTTTAACGGATCACGAACTGTTACAGCCGTAGGCACAGACAATCAAGTGACATTCTTTGAAGCTGCAATTACTAATGCAGACATAACTAGACGTATGGTAATCCCTAACGGGCGAGCCGTATTAACTAGCCAAGCAACTTTGTACGATACCACTCCAGAGGTCAGAGAGGCAGCCTTAGCGGTTGCCTGCGACATCTGGATCACACGCACTGGCACACTTGGCCAGCAAGGTGTGGACTTCCAGAGCCCTGCCCCGTATCGTTTAGGTCGCTCAATGCTTACCCGGGTGTCTGGCCTACTTGGCAAGCACTTAGATACGAGGGGTTACCTTGGGTAATCTTGCTACCTACCGAGACACGCTTGCCGCAACTCTTGCAGCTGCCGGTCGAGTGGTTTACTCATTTCCAAATGAGAACATAACCCCACCTGCCATTGTGCTTGTGCCGGGCTCGCCATACATTACCGTTAGTGCCATCGGTGGCGCTCGTTGCAATGTGCGCTTTGACATTACTGTGATAGTCAATGCAGCTGATAACCGAGCCGCACTAGCCAACATTGAAACTCTTATATTTTCTGTAACCGATTTGTTATCCAATAACATCTCATTCCTTAGCGGATGGTCACAGCCAACAGTCCAGCAAATCGGAAATGCCGACATGCTAATCAGCCAACTCAACATCGAGATGGTCACAACCAACTAGAAAGGCAAGTCATGCCAGCAACATACATAACTGGTCGGTCATTGACCCTGAGCATTAACTCGGTGTCCTACGCTGACCAAGCAAGCACAGTAACACTTGAGATGGAAAACAACCAGCAAGTGTTAGAAGTTTTATCAGGTCGCGCTTACAAGACCGTAGATAAGACAGCCACATTAAATGTAGAACTATACTTAGATGATTCTTCAAGTGCTGGAATTATTTCAGCGCTATGGGATGCGGCTAATTCAGCGCCTGACACTACCCTTAGTTTTAGTTTTGATGTTAATGGGGACACATTTACTGGCTCGGTCTATCCAGTCTTTCCAACTGTCGGCGGCGCAGCCACTGACGTACTTACAACCTCATTGAGTTTTGTTGTCAATGATGGATCAGTCGGCCGAGCGTAATTGAGAGAACAGGGCAACCATTATGGAATACAAAGTTACGACAAAACAGGGCAATAACTACATAGTGAGCGATGAGTCCGCTTGGTTGTGGGTTGAGATTGAAAGAGAACTCGGCTACACAGTCAGCCAAGCAGCTGAAAAGATGAGCCAAGGCTCGCTGGATGTAATAACTTGCATGCTTTACAAGGCCGCTAAAGCCTTGGGCAAGACAATGTTACCTAGCCAGCAGTCTTGGGTTGTCAATGAGTTTGAGACCTTTGAGGTGGTCGAGGACAGCCCAAAAGAGAGTTAAGGGATGTGCTGGTCAGGATAGCAATATCAACTGGCATACCCTTGGCAGATCTCAAAGACTGGTCGCTCGCAGACATTAACACAGCAATAACGCTGATACGGGAAAGGAACGGACATGGCAGCTGAAAGATCAACAGTCAAGATCCAACCTGACTCAAGAGACTTACGAAACCTTTACAAGGCATTTAGAGACATGGATGAGGGATCAAAAAAAGCCCTTAAGGATGACGTGACCTCAATTAGTGCATGGTCGGCCACAGAGTTACAGAGCAGTTACACCACGAACCCGTTCCCGGCACAAGCTCAAAAAGTTGCAGCCACAATCCGAGCCAACAAAGACAGAATTCCTAATGTTACAATCGGTGGCAGTAAAGGCAGATTTAGTGGCGGCGCAGTATCTGGCCAAGTGTTATTTGGATCTGAATTTGGTGGCCCAGCACCTTTTGCTAACGGTGGTCGCCGTTTTCCTGAGCGCTCAGACTCATTAGGTCGAGGCAACATTGGTTACGGGATTTTTAAGAAGCTAAAAGAAATACAGCCAACTTTAACTAAGCAATGGAAAGATGCGGTTGAGCGTCAAGTAATAAAGAAATGGGCTGACAATGGCTGACGTAAGAACACTTAAACTCAATCTGCTGGCAGACGTAGATCAATTTAACAGAAGTCTTGCACACGCTGACGACAGCACAAATTCTTTTAGTAAGAAAATCGGTAAGTACTCAAAGGCTATGGCTAAGTCTTTTGCGATCGCTGGCGCAGCTGCCGGACTCTACGCAATTAAGTTAGGTGTAGATGGCGTAAAGGCAGCCGTGGAGGATGAGAAAAGCCAAGCAACATTGGCTCAAGCTCTTAAAAACACTACCGATGCTACCGATGCCCAAATTGCTGCAACTGAGAAGTATGTCAGCGCAACTCAAATTAGGTACGGAGTATCTGATGTAAAACTACGGGCATCGCTGGGCAGCCTTGTGCGGGCAACTGGCGATGTAACCGAAGCACAAAAACTTAATAATCTAGCCTTAGACATTTCAGCTGCTACCGGGCGTGACCTAGAGACTGTATCGCTAACACTAGCAAAAGCCTATGATGGCAACTTTGGATCACTCAAGAAACTTGGTATTCCACTAGATGAAGCCATTCTTAAATCCAAGGATTTTAATGTAGTACAAGGCGAATTGACCAAGTTATTTGGTGGCGCGGCAGCTGCTAACACTCAAACTTACGCAGGCCAACTGGCCATTGTAAAAGAGCGCTTTGACGAAATGAAAGAGTCCGTTGGCGTTTCCTTACTACCAGTAATGAAAACACTTTTAGAAAATGTAAACCTAATGGCCAAGGCCTTTGGCGGCGATGATCCTGAAGGTTTAAGTGAGCGCGCTAGAGAATTGGCTGGCACTTATGACGGCCAAGGCAGTGGCGCATACAACCTTGGCCTAGCCTTGCGTAATGTGGCTAGTTCTTTTCAATCTATCTTTGATGCTTTGAGTAGCGATGACGCAAAAGAGGGCAACAGCACACTACAAACCTTTGCAAACGCCTTAAACTCAGTTGCTAACGGTATTGAAAGAGTTGCAACTGCCTACGGAAACGCCAAAAAACTTGGCGGTAACATTCTTGATTTCTTTATTATTAACCCGGGCGAAGGGCCAAAGTTAGCCGATAGTGGATTAGGCAAGCGCCTTGGATACACAAACCGCGCAGCTGGTGGCTCAGTTATGGGTGGTCAGGCTTACAGGGTTGGCGAGTTTGGACCTGAAATGTTTGTGCCAAGTGGCTCTGGATCTATTCGCTCGGCTGAGGGTAGCGGAAATAACACAGTCATAAACATTAACGGCGTTATTGATGCAGAATCGGCTAGACGATCAATCGAGAAGCTCCTGCAAAACAGCGCAAGGCGCACTGGCCCGATCAACCTAGTTGGCGCGACACTGTGACCACCTACACGCCTTACCCAAAAGTGGTATTTGCTGGCGCAGTTGAGTACGCAGATAACACAATCAGCAGTATTGGCATAAGCCTTGGCAGGCGTGACATCTACGAGCAGGCACAGCCCGGCATTGCTAGCGTTAGATTGTGGACTGATGCAGACACAGCGCTAAACGTCAATCTGTCTGACAGCGTAGAGATCCAGATTCAAGACTCAACGGCCGCCTATAAGACCATTTACACAGGCATAATCTCAGACATTGACATCACGTTAGATGCCTATGGCTCTGAGGGATCTGTGGCCGTTTACAACATCACAGCCGTTGGCCCATTAGCACAGGTCAATAAGCACACCACAGGCGGCCTAGGCTTTGCCAAAGAGTTTGATGGCACAAGAGTCTTAAACATCCTGTCCGATGTATTCTTGCAAGATTGGGATGAAATACCGGGCGACCTGACTTGGTCAGCAGTCAGCAACATTGCCACATGGGCTAACTGGGATGGCTCAAACATCACCCTAGTAAACGATCTAATTGCAGACATTGACACGCCCGGCACATACGAATTAAAGGCCTATACTGGCGGGGTTACCGATGCCCTAGCCCTTGTGCAGTCAGCTGCCCAATCGGGTCGAGGTTTCTTATTTGAAGCACCTGACGGCTCACTGCACTATGACTCCTACGGCGCTAGATCTGCCTATGTGCCATTGACACTTACAGCTGATGATCTACTCGCAGCAGGCTTGCGACAGGCCGCCCAGTGGTCTGAAATTGTAAACGATGTAACTGTGACCTACAAGAACGGCCAAGAGGCTTATGCGGCTGATTACACTAGCCAGCAATCTTATGGGCAACTTGCAGGCAATCGCTCAACCACACTGTGGAATGGCGCTGACGCCGAAACTCAAGCGGAAGCATTCCTAGAGTCTCGGGCATACCCACGCACATACCCTGAGGAATTGACAATCCCACTGCATAGCCCAACTGTCAGCGACGCCACACGCGATGCCCTAATTGACATGATGGTTGGCTCAGCAATTTACACTCAGCAGCTGCCAGCAGTATTTGGCACAACCTTTGACGGTTTCGTTGAGGGTATGCGATGGAATCTCACAAGGTACACAAGTGACCTGACACTAGTTTGCTCGGCACTTTCCGAGACATACCCACACAAAGTATGGCTGCAAATCGCACCTACTCTTACATGGGCAGGTTATACTCCTATTACGGAAGAATGGATGGATCTATAAATGGCAACAACCACCCCCAACTACGGCTGGCCAGTACCAACCAGCACTGATTATGTAAAAGATGGCGCAGTCGCCATTGAGGCTTTAGGCGATGCCATTGATGCCACAGTCTTTGGATTGCCCTCAGCAGGTCTAACTTTGATTAGTGCCACAACCGTTGGATCAGCAGTTGCGAGCGTTACGGTAAGTGGCGCATTTAGTAGCACATACGACAATTACAAAGTTACTTACACAGGTGGAAGTGCTAGCGGTGCAAACGCGGATTTAAAAATGACTTTAGGGGCTGTAACCACCGCTTATTATTCAATACGCTCAGGATATCGCTATACCGCGGCTGCATTAGATTTTGTTGATGCAAACAATGGGGCTTCATGGACTCCGTCTGGATGTGTTGACGTTAATCCAAATTTAAATATGGATATTTTACAGCCAAATCTGGCCAAAATAACTTTATTTAATAGCGCTTGGAATGGAGGGGCAGGAATTGCCGCTTCCGCTGGTTATCAAGATAGCACTACACAATTCACGGCCTTTACCGTCTCGCCTAATTCGGGAACTTTTACAGGTGGCACAATCCGCGTTTATGGTTACAAGAAATCTTAAGGAGTAAACATGGCAACTACAACAACAAAACCAAATATTCAAATAGATGACCTTGTGCGCGAAATGACTGACGAGGAACACACCGCATACAAGGCACAGCAAACAGCAAGTGCGGTAGCGCAAGCCGAAGCCGAAGCAAAAGTGGCAGCGCGTGAAAGTGCACTGGCAAAACTTGCGGCCCTTGGACTGACTGCAGATGAGATTGCCGCGCTGTAATGGCATCACCAATTAAGCCAAGCCCGATCACAACCCCTTGGGGCAAAAAGGGCAAGCACTGGAGTACAGGCCGACACACAGGCATTGACTTTGCCTGCCCAGTTGGCACACCTGTTTATGCAGTGCAAGACGGCACAGTGTGTGCAGGTGGCTGGGGTAAGGCTTACGGGGTATCTGTGCTAATAGATCAAGAGGCAATCGGCACAGGCGCAAAGCGTATTGCAGGCGGTTGGGCAATCTATGCACACTTAACCAAGTCTTTTGTAAAGCCGGGCGACAAGGTTAAGCGCGGGCAAAAAATAGCACTAT